TACTTTACCCGATATTTGTGGAGTTCCATCATTATTAACGGCATATACATTGTTTATAACAAGATTATCCGTTATTTGTGTAGTAGCCCCACTTGAACTCATCTAAATTCCTCTGATAAGTATATTCTTATTTCCTTAAATACATTCTTCTATAAATTATTCTAAAAATCAGATAAATTCATATAAATGGATGAACTCTATAAAACTCAAAATAGATGATAATTATATAATTGTGTCAAACATTATGAATCTTAAATATCCGGAACATTTAACAGGATGCCAGCAGGTGGCGGTTTATTACAATTAGTAGCACAAGGAAAGCAGGATGTCTTCTTAACAGGCAATCCACAATTGACATTTTTTAAGATGGTATATCGTCGTCATACCAACTTTGCCATAGAATCACAAGCTATGTATTTTGATGGAACTCCGAATTTTGGTCAGAGAGTTACTTGTCTGATACCTCGTCGCGGAGATTTACTTGGAAAAGTGTATTTGGATGTGACTCTTCCACGAATTCTGGACCAATCTGGAAATCCAGTTTCCTATACAAATGCTGTTGGACACGCACTCATTACGGAGATTACATTTGAAGTGGGAGAACAACAGATAGATAAACAAACGGGAGAATGGATGGAAATCTGGACTCAGCTTACAACTCCTGCCTCACAGCGTCAGGCTCTAAATGAGATGATAGGCCGTGTAGAACCCTATGTTCCTCCGAATCTAATTCCTGGTCCTAACTCTCCTGGTCTCAGACTCCAGGTTCCACTCCAATTCTATTTCTGTCGTAATCCTGGTCTCTATTTACCACTCCTTGCCTTACAATACAATCCTATTCGTATTAATATTACTTTGTCACCTTTGAATACACTTCTTTACATTCCTCAAAATTCCAATACACTCTGTACAGTCCAACCTGATTGTAGTAAATCTATTGTGAGTATGATGTTATGGGGTGATTATGTTTATTTGGATACGGAAGAAAGACGACAATTTGTAAGTGCTTCACATGAATATTTGATTGAACAGGTTCAATATACTCCACCTTATGCTATAACAGCAAATCAGGCTACGGCATCCATTGATGTAGAGTTTAATCATCCTTTGAAGGAGTTTATCTTTGTATGCCAACGAGACGAAATGATTAATCGTAATGAGTATTTCAATTATAGTAGTTTGGCGATTGGAGAACCTGTAGCACCTCTTGTTCAATCTTATTTGAATTCTGGACAAACAAGAACAGATTTGATTTCAACAGCGCTATTACAATTAGACGGTCAAGATAGATTTACGGTTCGCCCTGCGCAATACTTTAGACTCCAGCAACCATACGATTATCACACCACGACTCCGGTTAATTCCTATATTTACAGCTATAGTTTCGCATTACGACCCGAAGATGCCCAGCCAACAGGAACAATGAATGCCAGTCGTATTGATAGTATTAAATGGCAAATTGAAATGAATCCGATTCTAAGTATGCAACAGCTTTCTCCTGAACAACAAAGGGGTAATTGTCATATTGTTATTTATGCGACGAATTATAATGTATTCCGTGTTATTAATGGATTTGGCGGAGTTCTATTTACTATTTAAACAGTAAGTGAATTTATAATTATTTATATTTTAGTGTAATTCTCCGAATACGAGATAAAGAAAAATGAAAGCAAAAAAGTTCTATTAGACAGCAGTAATGGGGCTCTTTGATGGAACTCAGTATTCCTATTGGAAGTTAAATCAGTCATACAACCTCTTTTGGATATTATCCATATTAGGTGGTATTTTAGCGTTGGACCATTTATATTTACGGTCACCTCTAACATTTTTAGCGAAGATTCTTATAAATATACTCTGCTTTGGTGTTTGGTGGATTTATGATGCTACACAGGCTTCTTTTAATAAAGATGTTGTAAAAGTCTATGGGTTGAATATTCCAGGGATGGGTCCAAAAGGAATTGGAGCAGGTTCATTGGCATCAGATGGTAAACCAGACCCTAAACATGCGAAATTCCTAATTTATTCCTTGGCACTCATATTTGGAGGAATATTTGGATTAGATTCATTTATAACTGGAAATACAAAATTCGGATTTATTCGCTTAGTTGCTCTTTTTTCTATCATTTTCACTCCTTTTGCAATTGTTTATTGGATATTTTCATTGGGTAAGTTTTTCTTTAAAACGGAGTCCATTATTGAACAACATTGGGAATACTTTGGAGCACCTAAACCTGAGCACTTAAAGAAATCCTTTTTGGATATAATTGGAGAGAAGTTCCCTTTTTTGCGCCCTTATTTAGGTATTGCGACAACATTTAAGGAAACCGTTCAAAACTTAGCAGAACATCCCTTGTCAGGCCTGGAGAAACTAAAAACAGAGGCAAAGGCTGCAATTCAAGTTCCAATTAATGAAGTAAAGAAGTCAATTTCAGATATAAAATCCGCTATAGAAAAAGAAGCAGAAGTTCCAATTGATGAAGTAAAGAAGTCAATTTCAGGTATAACATCCTCTATAGAAAAAGAAGCAGAAGTGGAACTAGAGAAAGGCGAAACTCTATTATCAAAAGCACTTGGACCTATTGATTCAGCTATTCAGCAAATAATTCAACCTGTTGTTCAACCAATTACATCTACAATTCAAGGCGCAGAACAAGTTGCTACGGAAGCACTTGGAACAGTAGATGAAGCATTAGCTGTTGGAAAAGAAGGATTATCAACAGTTAAAACATTGGGTGAAGGTGCTATAGAAGCATTGAAATCGGTGGGGCAATTGGCAGTTCTTCCGAGTATGGCAGCAACAACAATTAATTCCGTCACTCCGAATGCTATAAAACAAGTAGCGCAACAGGCGCAACAGCTACAAAAGGGTGGAAATAGTGTAGAATCTTCACCTTATTTGGCATATGCTTTTATGGGAACAATAGCATTAATTGCTGTGTCTGGTTTAGTGAGAACATACCGAAGATTTAAGAAGAATAATGACAGCAAACCATCACGGAAAGATGATATCCCTCCAAACCCAAGAACAGTTTGAACACTTGTTAGGTAGAAATACAAGTAAAAAACCCGACCCAATCGCAATTATAAAATTTGGTGCTACCTGGTGTGGGCCTTGTAGAAATATTGATGTTTCAACACTACTTGGGCTAAGTGATAAAGTTATTTGGTATGAATGTGATGTAGATGAAAATGAATATACTCCTGGATACTGTGGAATAAAGACGATTCCTGCTTTTTTAGCGATTGTTAATGGAAAACCTCAGCCTCTTTTTTCTAATTCTAATACTCAGCAAATAATTAACTGGATTAAGAGTGGATTTAAACAATAAATATTCTGTTTTATTACTATAAGTATATTTTCAGAATATATAAATATTATAATAAAATTTGAAATATATTTTGTTCTAATATAAATCCAACCTAATTAGAATTTAGTTATTCATAAAGAATTACTGTTAAAATGGAACAATCTATTATAACTAATATAAATAAACCAATTAGAAAACTTCGGTTAAAAGTAGCACCACCCAGGCCTATTGATTATGAACATATTAATATTGATTTAATTCAATCTATTCCTGAAAAATACCCAGATGAATTTATTACATTTTGTAAAGATAATGAATTAAAACCACCAAATATTACAACAGGTAATGGAAAAGCACTATCTATTATGTTATCTAACCCATATAAATATTGGACAAGAGAAACTTGTGACTTATTTGTTAATAAGTTTGATATTAAAACAAAAGATAGTATTCAATTATTTAATAAACATTCACAATGGGGAATACAAACAAATAGTGGAAAAGAAAGAGGTAAGCTATATATAATATATCCTTATTGTTTATCAAATAAACATAAAATGAGGAAAAATTTTAAGTTTGATGGTGATAAAATGCAACTGAATAGTGAAATAGATAAGATTAAATCAACAATAAAAGAAGATTATATAGATATTGATAATGATAAATGGCAATTAGGGCATAAAAATCCAGGTTCAACTGATAATACATCTAATAACCTTGTTCTTCAACCACCAATTCAAGGAAAATATAGGGATGATTATATATTTATTGATACATTGACAAAAATGCCATGTCCTAAAAAATTAGAGAATATGATTGATAAAAAAGAAATTATAATTACAAGTGAACAAATAAAAAAATATTATGAAATATTTAAAAAAATATTAGAATCAGATAAATAATATTTGAATAAATATTTAGGCCTCAGCAACCCTTCTATTAGCTATATCAATATATTCACGATTAATATCAAATCCAATATAATTTCTATTTGATTTTTTACAAGCAACCGCTGTTGACCCACTTCCAATAAATGGGTCAAGGATAATTGAGTTTTCTTTAGTAAATAATTTAATAAGATGCATTATTAGATGAACAGGTTTTACTGATAAATGTGTATTATAGTCACCTTTCTCTAATTTGGATGGTTTTGATACAAGAAATACCTTATCAAGTGTTTCATCAATATTATCAGTAGTTATTATATTAGAAGGGAAATATTTATCACCTGTCTTAGTCTCATCTGATGTATTTATCAGGCCCGTCCCATAATTTTTAAAATTATCAATATAACGACCTTCTATAGGCTTAACAGCAAGACACATTGGTTCAATAGCAGGTTTAAGTTGTGGAGTTTTCCAATTATTACATAATTCTTTCATTCTTTTTTTTTCATCTTCAGATAATTTTTTATCATTATCTATGATATGATCTTGAGAAAATGCTTTTACTTGAGATTGAGTATAAATCCATCCTAACATGTCTCTAATTTCAAACCCATTGTCTTCAATTGCTATTGTCATAGAGTGATACAAACGAGGGCTACTAAATGATATAAATGCCCCACCTGGTTTTAATACTCTATATACCTCTTTAGAGACTTTATTGTAAAATTCTCTAAAATTTTTTGATTGATTTCTATCAAACTTCATACCTTTTGGAAGGTTACTAACAATTTTTGATGAACCTTTATTATCAATATTTTTTTTATCCCAATCATTTCCTAAACCATCCAGAAAGTAAGGTGGGTCAGTGCATACCATATCAATTGAATTATCAGGAATTTTTTTCATTAATTCAATACAATCACCGCATATTATTTTATTATAAATATCCAATATATTACAATTAAATAATGTATTTGTAATAGTAGTATTTGAACTAGCAACAATAGAATCAGTAACAATAGAATCAGTAACAATAGAATCAGTAACTATAGAATCAGTAACTATAGAATCAGTAACAATAGAATCAGTAACTATAGAATCAGTAACAATAGAATCAGTAACTATAGAATCAGTAACTATAGAATTATTATTAGCTACAGATAATAATGTAACAACGGGAGCAACAGTTAGTTTTTTTCTTTTTTTATTAGATGTATCTATAATAGAATTATTTTTAGAAATAGTTTCTTGTAATATTGTAATTAAGCTATTTTTTCTTTTTTTACTATAACCAACAATATTATATTTTTTACAAAGTTCAATTAATTCATCTTTTGTTTTAGAAGTAATTTCCATTTTAATATAATATACTATAAAACTTAACATTTAATCACAATCAAATTTTATCAAATGTAATAATTTATTCAATACAGTAATTAATTAGCAAACATTAGTCTTCCACGGCCTTCACGGAATTCATAGATAGCCCAACCTTCTGTAAACACTTTCATTTCTGATTGCCGTTGTTGCGAGAAATAACCAGCATTAATATTTGTTAAATTAATGTGAAGAGTTGGCCTATCTGCTGTTGTAAAATTTACAGTTCCTTCTGGTTCTCTTGGAGCTGGATAAGCAGTTCCATATTTCTCACCGAGAGACCATTTCATAGAACCAATATTATATCCTGTATCTCTTTCATCTTTACTAAAAGCGTTAATAGAATCCCATACATCAGGTCCCCACCATTCTTCTCGGTCTTTACCAGCAATAACAAGTTTTATTTCTGAATAGAACTGATTGTATATTTCACCAGAAGAACCATTAGGAATTTGACGATTATTTAAAAAGTTATCTAATTGATTCCTCAAAAGAGCATTATAATCTCTAAAAAAGAAAAAGAGTCGTTCTGTAGGATGTCTACCATCTAATCTGCGTGTTACAATAGCAGTTCCACCAGTATCAAGAGGTTTATAATCTAATTCTCCAAATGTAAATATATTTTCAAATTGTCTTCTAAATGGAATCGTTATAACAGATGAACGGAGTTCAGCCTGAACATTAGGAGGGACATATTTCTGAATTGTGGATAATAAAATAGTTGGTTGTCCAATATCTATAAGGGAAATAGGTTGAAACGATAAATTAGACCCATCTTCTCCTTTATAATACATTGTTGGAACGGCCCATGGAGTAGGTTTCTGATTAAGTGTATATGTATTTGTTGAATTATTTACAGCAACAACTAAATCTTCTAATCTTCTCAGAGTAGCCTTAATACGATATGTCTGATGTTGAGCAGCGATAAGTGGAAATCCCCCATCTTTTGGACATTGAATACCTGGTAAAGGAAGTTTTATACGCAGGTGTCCAGGGGTTGCCCTTAAAGCAACAGCACGAGGAGAAAAGGGGTCCGTTAATCCACCAACAATCTGATTTAAAAAGGAGGAGTTCCATGAGCCCTCAGTCAGAGTTTTTGCTAAAAGCCCGTCCCCACTCCATTCCTGGATTAACATCTGGTCTTGAAAGAATTGGATTCGTTCAAATAGAAAATATCCAATATAATTAACATATCCATAGGAGTATCCTGAAGGGCTTGTCGCAGAGTTTAGATTGGAGTCTGAAATCCAACAGAGTTTATTTACTCGTTCAGCGCTACATTGTTGCCCATTTGAAATTAAAGGGATAGGAGGAATCCATGAAGGTAAATCAATCTCAAAGGAACACTCTGTTAGGACATCTCCATAAGCATCAATTTCAACCTCAAAAGTGCTACCGAATTTTACCTGATTCAACGGAACAAAACTTCTTCGTTCTGCCAAATGATGACAGGATGATTCATAACGACCATCGTAAGGTAAAGTAGAATCTTTGGAGTCTCGGACAAAGAATTTATCTTTATTGCCGCGGGCAACGAGTTCAAAAAGAGCCCCTTGACCGCTACTTTGTTGTATAATATTCGTAGCCATCTATCTAATAATCTCTATTTCAGATTAATACGAGTTTTATTTTTATATTGTTATTTTATAATATTTATATTATTAAAATATTATTATTAAATCTTAT